CGTCACGTTCCCGGCCTACGAGGACACCGGAGTCTCCGCGCGGCAAAAGCAGGTCGAGGAACACCGCGCCCGCCTCCTGCAGGCGCGAAAACAAAAACTCATCGAAAGGGTGAAGCGAATTGCTGAGGCAACTGGTCATCAGTAAGAAAATCGAGCAGCGCAAAAACGCACTGGCCGAATTGCTGGTGCAGGAGGAAGAACTGCAGAAGCGCAGCGAGGGGCTCGAAGCGGCGGCCAACGAGGCGCAGAACGACGAGGAAATCGCGGCAGTCGAGGAAGAGGTTACCAAGCTGGAAGCTCAGAAGGCCGAACTGGACGAGAAAAAGTCCAAGCTCCAAGGCGAAATCGCCGAGCTCGAAAATGAGCTGGAGCAACTGAATGCGAAGGAGCCGGCCAATACGGTCCGTTCCAAAACCAACGAAAGCGAAAGAGGTGCTGAGATGAACAGACTGCATGTTCGCGAACTGCTCAAAACCGGCGAATACTACCGCCGCAGCGAAGTCATCGAGTTCTACGAGAAATTCCGCAACCTCCGGGCTGTCGCCGGCGGAGAGTTGACGATCCCGGATGTCGTGATCAACCGGATCATGGACATTATGGGTGATTTCACGACGCTGTATCCGCTGGTCGAGAAAATCCCGGTGAAGGGCACGGCTCGCATTTTGATTGACACCGACACCAGCCCGGCCACTTGGATCGAACAATCTGCTTCTCTCCCGACCGGTGACGTCGGTACGATCACGAACATCGACTTTGACGGGTTCAAAGTCGGTAAGGTGACGTTCGTCGACAACTATTTGCTTCAGGATTCGATCATCAACCTGGACGCCTACGTCACGCGGAAGATTGCCCGGGCCATTGCAAAGGCGCTCGACCAGGCGATCCTCAAGGGCACCGGCGCGGCGAACAAGCAGCCGACCGGCATCATTCCGTCGATCCCGGCCGGGAATCAAAAGACGGTCGAAGCCGACGCAAACCTGCTGAAAAACCTCGTCAAGCAGATCGGCCTGATCGACACCGGCGACGAAAGCGTGGGCGAAATCGTCGCTGTCATGCGTCGTCAGACGTACTACAACCGTCTGGCTGAATTCAGCATCCAGGTCGATTCCAACGGCAACGTGGTCGGGAAGTTGCCGAACCTGCGGCAGCCGGATCTGCTCGGCCTGCGCGTGGTGTTCAGCCAGTTCATGGACCCGGACCAAGTCTTGTTCGGCGATTTCTCGCAGTACACGCTGGTCGAACGCGAAAACATCACGATCGACCGCAGCGAGCACGTGAAGTTCACCGAGGACCAAATGGCGTTCCGTGGCAAAGGGCGCTTCGACGGCAAGCCGACGAAGCCGGCCGCGTTCGCGCTGGTCACGATCACCGATCCGGTGCCGGAGGCGTAATCGATGGCAAAGGTGTTGAAGGACTTTCGCTGCAAGGTTACGAAGCGCACATACCGCGCCGGTGACGAGTACGACGGCGACCGTGCGGAGGAACTGCAGGCGCTGGGGTATGTGGCGGCCGACGAAGGCGCCGGCATCGAACCGACGGAAAAGCCGCGAAAGCGCACCAAGCGCGATGACAGCGGGTGACGCCCATGGACGAACAGCAAATCCTCGCGTTGGTTAAGGCGCGGCTCGGCATCACGACGGCGGTCAGGGATACGTACCTGGCCGCCATTATTTCCGGTGTGGTGCGGGAGTTGGAGCATGAAAAGGGGATCGCGCTCGACCCGGCCGACATGAATCACGTCATGTTCTGCGTGGACTACGCCACATGGCGCTACCAGTCCCGCGATGCGCCGGGGGACATGCCGCGGCATCTCCAGTACCGGCTTCATAACCTGATCATTTCGGCGGGCGGTGGTGCCGGTGACGTATGACCACGAGCTGACACTGATCGGCCAGCAGATCGAAGAGGACGAGATCGGAAACCAAAAGCCAGTCGAGACCAGGACGACGATCCTGTGCTCGGTCAAGTCGGCCGGCCGGAATGATTTCTATAGCGGAGCCGCGGCGGGCCTGCGGCCGGAGTACGTCTTCACGGTTCACGCCTACGAGTACAGCGGCGAGCGGATCGTGGAGTTCGAGGGCAAACGGTACCGTGTGATCCGCACATACCAGACCGGGACCGAGGAGATCGAGCTCACGGTCGAAAGGGTGATCGGCAATGGCTAGCATCAACATCGACAACCTCGCCGCCGAAATCACGCTGGCCGTGAAGGAGTACACCGAGGACGTGTCAGCCGCGATCGAGCAGGAGGCCGATCAGACGAGCCAACGTTTGGTCAAAGAGATTCGCGCACGCTCGCCTCGCCGGACTGGAGAGTACGCGAAAGGCTGGACTCGGAAAAAGATGGGCGGGGACGGCGAGATCCGCTATGTCGTCTACAACCGCGCCAAACCGTGGCTCGCCCACCTGCTCGAGTTCGGCCACGCGAAACGTGGCGGCGGGCGTGTCGCCGAACGACCGCACATCCGTCCGACGGCTGACAAGGAAATCGAGGCGTTTCAGAACCGCGTCCGCGCGATCATCCGGAACGGAGGCTGATGCGGCATGACGCTGGCCGAGCTGAATCAAGCATTGAAGGCGATCGGGTATCCGGTCGCCTACTCTCATTTTGTCGATACGCCGCAGAACCCGGCACCGAAGCCGCCGTTTATCACGTACCGAGAAGCGTACAGCAACGACCTGATTGCAGACAATCAAAACTATGTACCAGTCTCCAACGTGCAGATCGAGTTGTACACAGACCAGAAAGATCAGGCGGCGGAGGCGGCCGTCCAGAACAAGCTCAAGGAGCTCGGACTGCCGTACTCGAAGATCGAGACGTACATCGAAGACGAGCGGCTGTTTCAGGTCATTTATGAAACTCAATTGATTGGAGGGTAACAGAATGTCCCAAAACAAAGTGACTTTTGGACTTGAAAAAGTCCATATCGCCTTTTTCGACGATCAGACGGCGCAACAGCCGGCGTGGGAGACGCCAATCCCGATTCCGGGCGCGTTGCGATTCACGCCGACCGCCGTCGGCGAATCGACGAACTTTTACGCGGACAACACGCTGTACTTTTCGTACACCGCGAACAACGGCTACACGGCGGAACTGGAGATGGCGAACGTGCCGGACGCGATTCTCGCGGAGATGCTCGGCTGGGAAATCGACGAGAACGGCGCGCTGATCGAGGTTTCCGACGCGATTCCGAAACACTTTGCGCTGATGGCGCAGGTGCAGGGCGACAAGCGCAACCGCCGGTTCGTGTACTATGACTGCGTCGCGTCTCGCCCGGCGAAGGAAAGGCAGACGAAGGCGGAGTCGATCACGCCGAACACGGATGTGCTCAACCTGACGATCAGCCCGATTGAGATCGGCGGCAAGATGATCGTCCGGGGTGAGATGGAACTGTCGGACACGAATCAAACGGCATATAACGGCTTCTTCAGCGCGGTTTACACGCCGTCATTTACGCCGGAGGTGTAACACATGCGCGAAATCACGATCGGCGACAAGACGCTGAGGCTCATGGGATCGGCCCTGAGCCTCCTTTACTATCAGCAGGAATTTGGCCGAGACCTGCTCGGCGATATGGTCGGGATGATGACGGGGCTGGCCGGTTTTCAGGCTATCACAAACGGCGGAAAGGTCGACCCGTCTAAACTCGATTTCAGCCGGCTGGATTCGGTGGCGATCCTGCGCCTGATCTGGACGCTGGCGCGGACGGCCGCCGGCGTGGGCGGGCAGTTCCCGTCTTTCCAGCGGTGGCTTGAAGAGCATGAGGACATCGACATCTTTGACCCCGATCTTCTGACTGCCTCAATGGAAGAGGCGACGAAAATCTTTTTTCGTCGAAACAAAACCGTGGCACCGGCGGCCCAAAGGTGACACGCCGAACCGTGTCGACCGCACGGACATCAATATCCTGGCATTGGCACGGCGAATCGGGCTCAGTATGACTGAGCTCGACTTGCTGACTATGCAGGATTTTTTTGATCTGGTGTACGCCTACATGGGCGACGATCCTGACGCGCCGCGAGAGGCGACGCAGGAAGACATTGACGCATTCTATCGCATGTAAGGGAGGGTGAGTAGACAGTGGCAGAAACAATCCGTGGTATCAATGTTGTGATCGGGGCCGATACGACCGCGCTGTCGAAAGCCCTTAGTGATGTCAATAAACGGTCCCGAGACATACAAAGTGAACTCAAGCAGGTTGAGCGGTTGCTTAAGCTCGACCCATCAAATACAGAGCTGCTGGCGCAGAAGCAGAAACTGCTCGCTGACGCGGTCGAGAATGCCCGCGAAAAGCTGGATCGGCTGCGTGCCGTGCAGGAGCAGGTCAATGAGCAATTCCAGCGCGGCGAGATCAGCGAAGGGCAATATCGGGCGTTTCAGCGCGAGGTTGCGGCTACAGAACAGCAACTGAGAAGCCTGGAACAACAGCTTCGCGACATGGAGCCCGCGGTCAAATCGCTCGGTGAGCGTATGCAGGAAGCCGGCGAAAAAATGAAGTCCGCCGGGGAGAAAATGACCGACGTCGGCAAAAAGATGAGCGTCGGTGTGACTGCTCCGATTGCGGCCGCAGGCGCGGCGGCATTTAAGATGGCCGCTGATCTGAACGATGCTCTGGGCGCGACGGAGCAAATATTCGGAAGCGCCGCGGACGCAGTCAAAGAGTGGGCGGATCAGCTCGAGAGCTATTACGGCATCGCTGAGGGAGAGGCGCTCGAGTATGCCAACATGATGGGCTCGCTCCTGCAGAACATCGGCGGGCTGACCGAACAGGAGGCGGCCCGGCAAGCGCAGACGCTGGTTCAGCTTGCCGGCGACTTGACGGCCATGTTCGGCGGTACGACTGCGGACGCTGTGCGAGCTCTTACCGGCGCGCTCAAGGGCAATAACTCGATGCTCGACAATTACGGCATCGCGGCCAACGAGGCCATGATCAAGACGAAGGCGCTAGAGATGGGGCTCGTTGCAGAGGGCGAGCAATTGAGCCTTGCCGCCAAGCAGGCCGCCACGCTAGCACTCATCATGGAACAGACGACGGCTGCGCAGGGGCAGGCTGCACGCGAGGCGGAAGGCGCCTCCGGCTCCATGCGGGCGCTCACGACCGAGCTGAAGAACCTCGCGACGGATGTTGGCGAGGTACTACTCCCGGTCATTACGCCGTTTGTGCAGATGCTAGGCGACATGGTTCGGGCTTTTGGCGAACTTTCGCCGACGACGCAAAAGGTGATTGTCGCCATCGCCGGGATCGCGGCGGCCGTAGGGCCTTTGTTGATCTTTGTCGGTAATCTGATCAAAGCCGTCGGAACGATCACTGCTTTATTTGGCAGCATGTCTGCAGCGGGAACAGCAGCAGCAGCGGGAACAGCAGCTGCAGGGACGGCGGCCGGCGGGGCTGCGGCCGGTTTTACGGCGCTGCTCGGGCCGATCGGGCTGGCGATTGCGGCAATTGCCGCGCTTGCGGCCGCGGCGTACTTGATATACAAGAACTGGGAGCCGATCAAGAAGTTTTTAACGGAGCTGTGGGACGGCATATCGTCGTATCTGTCTCAGGTCTGGCGCAACATCTCGGACGGTATGACTAAAGCCTGGAACGCGCTGTTGGACAGGATCCGCCCGATCCTTGAGGGATACAAGACGTTTTTCTCGGGTGTCTGGGACGCGATCAAGAACATTTTTGCCGGCGCGCTCCTGCTGATCATCGACCTTGTGACGGGCGATTTCAGCCGCCTGAAAAAGGACGCTGAGGCGATCTGGAACAACCTCAAAGATGCGTTCCGGCGGATCTGGGACGGCATCCGGCAGGTATTTAGCGGCGCGCTGGATCTGCTGAAATCCAATTGGTCAGCAGCGTGGAACACAATTAAATCAACGGCCGACAACATATGGCAGTCGATTAAGGACGGCATCCAGCGGGCAATCGACTGGATTAAGACCCTTCCGTCTCAGCTCACGCAGCTTGGTAAAGACATGATTCAGGGTCTAGTGAACGGCATAAAGAACATGATCGGTAGTGTCGGTAGCGCCATAAAGGACATCGCCGACAAGATCACGGGCGGACTGCGCGACTTTTTGGACATCCGGTCGCCGTCTCGCGTCCTCATGCAGCTCGGCGAGTACACGGGCGAGGGTTTCGTGCGTGGGCTCGAACGCAGCATTGATGCTGTACGGCGCGAGGCGGCCGAGATGGCCGCGGCCGTCACGGGTGGTCTCAGCGGACTGTCGATGCCGGGGGTCGCGGTGGCCGGCGGCGCGGGCGCGGCGCGCGTGACGAACGTCAGCATGGAGGGCATGTTCGCCGGTGCGAATTTCTACGTCCGGTCTGACGCGGACATCCAGGCGATCGCGCGCGAGCTGTATGGCATGATTCGGACGGCGGCCAGGGGGGCGATGTGATGTACGCGACGAACTACGGCTTTACGCTCGGCGGAAAGACCGCGAAGGAGCTTGGCATCATCATGCTGCGGTCCAGCCAGCGGCCGGTACTTCCGGGCACCGTCGACAGGACACTCGCCATCCCCGGACGTCATGGCGCTTGGGACTTTGGCGCGGACCTCGCCGCTCGCCGATTTGACCTGGAATGCGCCCTGATCGCGGATGACGTGGCTTCGCGGGAGGCGGCGATCTCCGCCCTAGCCGCGCACCTCGTCGACTCTACCGGCCGTCCGCGGGAGCTGGATCTTATTTTTGACAACGTGCCGGACCGGAAATATCGCGTCCGGTACTCCGGGACGCTGCCGATCGACCGCCTGGCCAACACCGGGCGGTTTACGCTGCCACTCGTGGCGTTTGACCCGTTTGCGACCGGTCTGCAGGAACAGCTTGTTGAGGAAGTCGTCTCGGAATCGCCGCATATGATCCAGCTTACCACCGATGGAAACGTGCGGACGTCTCCGGTTATCGTGCTGTCAAATGAGGGCGCGACGACGATCACCAATTTTAAAATCACAAACGAGTACAGATTGGAGTGATGAGCATGCCTCTTTCCAGTGTTCGCGCAGCCGCGATTTTGGATCAGGAGTTCCGGACCGGAACGGTTTACCTCGCGCTCTATACATCGAACCCAACGGGGGCTGACACCGGCACGGAGGTGTCCGGTGGTGGATACGCACGGCAGCCGATCGAGTTTTCGGCGCCGGCTGACGAAGGAGGAAAGCAGACAATCAAGAATGCCGCAGAAATCCGGTTCCCCGTTGCGACGTCTGACTGGGGGACCGTGACGCACATCGGCATCCGAACGGCGGCAACCGGCGGAGACTTGATCGCATATGCGGCGCTGACGAATCCGCGCACAATCTTGGCCGGGGACAGGTTTGTGATCGACCTTAATAACGGCGTCGTGAGATTGGCATGATGGGCGCGTTTAACCGGCTGCCGTTCAACCGGGTTGCCTCGGTTGACATATTCGGCGGTTTTGTGATCGAGGTATCCGGTGACATGCTGGTTTGGGCGAACATTGAAGCCCACGGCGGGTTTGTTGCCGATCTTTCTGCCGACGTCGTTTTCGAGGCGTTCCGCGAACAGTTCGGCCGGTTCGTTCTGGACGCGATCAGCGAAGTGGACTTTTCGGCCACCCGCGAACGCACCGGGCGCTTTACCGTCGAGGCAAATCTCGAAGTGAGCTTCTCCGCCGGCCGGTATCACGTGGACAGCATCGAATTTACGGGCGAATTTAAGCCCGGCGACCAGATCGTAATTGATGCTGAAAAACTGCGGCTGACACTCAACGGAGAAAACGCCCTTCATCTGATGCGGGGCGATTTTTTCGACCTGATCACTGGGAGAAATGAACTGGTTTACACCGACAACCAAACCGGCCGAACCGTCCGGATGAGGATCACATTCAAAGACCGGTTTGTGTAGGAGGATGACGCATGCGTAAATCATACGTGACCATCTACGACCTGCAAATGCGGAAGGTCGCCTATTTGGAGAACGCATTTGGTATCGGCTACGAAACGCCGCTGAACGCGCTGTGGACGGCGCGGTTCAGTCTGCCGGCGAACGACTCGAAGAACACCGAGTGCCAGCCGCTGCGGTTTGTGGAAATCTTCGATGGTGATGAGCGCGTCGATCTGTTCCGCATCCTCCCGAACACAGCACGGCGGTCTAGCGACGGACAGACCATCACGTATGAGTGCGAACACGTGCTGGCGACGCTGATCGATGATGTACTGTTTCAATACCACCAGATCGGGAATCTGGGCGTGTACACGCGGGACGTGCTGGCATACATTCTGTCCAAGCAGACCGTCCAGCGTTGGGCTCTCGGCACGGTCGCTTTCGCCCGGCAGTTTGAATACAGCTGGGAAAACGAGAACCTGCTGGCGGCCGCGTTCAGCGTGCCGAAACCGTTTGCTGAGGAATACATGTGGACCTGGGACACGTCGTCCTACCCGTGGACGCTGAACCTGGTGGAGCCTCCGGCTGGTGAGCAGGCGTACATCCGCTATGGAGTGAATCTCCGTGGCATCGAAAAGCAGACTGATCCGACTGACCTTTGCACGCGGCTGTATTGCCTCGGATACGGCGAAGGAGTGAATCAGCTCACGATCGCCGAGGTGAACGGCGGAAAGCCGTACCTCGACGCCGATACGCAGGCGCAATACGGCATCATCAGCCGGATTTTCGTTGACCGCAGATTCGAAAGTGCGGAGACCCTGAAAGCACGCGGAGAGGCGCTGCTAAACGAGCTCAAGCACCCGCGCATTTCGTACCGGGTCGATGCGGCGGAGCTCTACGCGCTCACAAAAGACCAGCTCGACCGGTTTCAGGTTGGCGCCCAGGTGCGGGTGATCGACGAGGAGCTCGGCGTGGACATCATCAGCCGCGTCGTAAACCGTCGCCGGGCGGACGTGACCGGGGCGCCCGGAGACGTGGAGCTCGAGATCGCCAACCGGCCGCAGGACATCGCGGGGACAATCGCAGAGCTGCAGGATCGGCAGAGGATCAATGAAGTATATGCGCAAGGAGCGACGAATTTCGATTCGCACGACTTCGCAGATAACTGCGACCCGACACATCCGGCCGTGTTGAAGTTTTATGTTCCGGAAGATACGGTTCGCATTAACAAGGTTCTGCTTTCCTATCAGGTGGAGGCGTTCCGAGCGTACGAACGAGCCATTGCGGCCGCGCCGGCGACGACGAGCGGGCCGAGCAGCATCACGACGACGGGACCGAGTTCCATAACAACCACGGGACCGAGTAGTCTAAGGACAACTGAACAAAGCTATGTGTTCGGATCGACGGAATATGGATCGATTGGGTTCGAGCCGAACAACTGGATTTCGGGAGTGCATTCTGTTAGCGGAAACCATAACCACGGCATACCAGACGGAACTCGACTGATGACGGCAGACGGCGGAACGGTTACGTTTGTTTCATCAGGCGCCCATACCCATGATGAAAAATTTCATATCCACAATTTCCAGGGTGCGCCACACACCCACGGCATGGACCACACACACCAAATGCCGCATACGCACGACATGCCGCATACGCATACGATTCCGAGCCACACCCACGATATCGAATACGGGATTTTCGAAGGCCCCATTCCGACGGCGCTTACGGTACGGGTGGATGGGAATGTCGTGCCCGGGCTCGGGACTTCGGCAACAGACGTGGACATCGTGCCGTACCTGGCGAAGGATGAGAGTGGCCGGATTCAGCGAGGAACGTGGCACACAATAGAAATCGCCCCAAATAGCTTGGGGCGCATTGTGGCCAGCGTCGTGACGCAGATTTTCGTCCAGTCGCGTGGCGGCGGGAATTACTGATTAAAGAATTGTTCGGCAAACGATCTACGAATGTACCGCATCCCGTTTTTGAGGATGAGGTCATTTCCGTTTTCGTTTGTTACGAGCAGGTCGCCGACAATGACCTTCGGAATAATCCAGGATTCGGATTTATCTCCATACACCAATTTTATTTGGCGGGTGTCGCTCGTAGGATCGGCCCCGTCGGGGATGCCGACCTGGAACTGAAAATCATAAGTCTTATTCAGCTCCCAATTGGAAACCCATTCGTTGGGATCTACATCGATGACCTGCGGATCAACAATCGGCGCCGTGTCGGTTTCGTTTATGACGTTCACGTTATCCAGAGTGCTCACGCTGCCCACGTCCTTTTTGGTTTGGTTTAAGATGATCGTCTTACCGTCGGCCTTGTACGTAACATCATAGCCCAGGCGATTGGCCGTCTCACGTACGGGCAGATACGTCGTGCCCTTGTACGTGAGCGGCTCGATTTCCTGCGGCTCGCCGCCGTTTACGACCAGCACGAACCGCTCGAATGTCGCTTGGACAGTCTCTGACGCCGCGAACGCCGATGCGGCGGTGGCAAGCATGACGCCGGACACAAGGCCGACAATGAACATACGAACGCTTTTCAAGGGGGATCACTCTCCCTTTTTGCTTTTTATATATCATACCATATTTTGCCCCAATAGGTTTCAAGGAGGCGATCAGAGTGCAAACCATGTACCCGGGAATGCCCAACAGTCCGCAGACGGAGCTCGCGCAGGCGATCGACGACCAGATGACGACCATCCCGCTCGTCGATGCATCGAAGCTCCCGCCGGCGCCCAACTTGGCGGTCATCGGTACCGATGAGATGGCGGAAACGGTGCTTTATACGGGGGTCGAGGGAAATAATCTCACCGGTGTCACACGCGGATTTCAGGGCGCCGCGAAGGCGTGGGTGCAAGGCACGAAGGTGGCGCGGTATTTTACGGCTTATGACTACGATGCGTTGCGCGAGAATCTGGAAGATCACGCCTCCGCTACCACCGGCGCACACCCTGCATCCGCGATCAGTATTGCAGACGCCGGTGGGAATTTTACCAGCACCGACGTTGAAGGGGCGCTGGCTGAACTTTTTCAATCTGTCAGTGATGGGAAAGCACTTGTTGCCGCCGCTATCACTGACAAAGGAGTACCAACGGCGGCAAATGCCACGTTTCAAACAATGGCGAATAATATTGCGGACATTACGACAGACCGGACTGGGCTGGATTGGACACTTCGCACAACTCCGGCGGATAACAACTGGCGTTCCGTCACTTACGGCAACGGAATGTTTGTAGCGGTCGCAAGTACCGGAACCGGGAATCGCGTCATGACTTCGCCGGATGGTATCAACTGGACGATTCGCACAACTCCGGCGAATAACGACTGGCGTTCCGTAACCTATGGTAACGGCCTATTTGTGGCTGTATCTTTTAGCGGGACCGGAAATCGTGTCATGACTTCGCCGGATGGTATCAACTGGACGCTTCGCACGACTCCGGCGGATAACAACTGGTATTCCGTCACTTACGGCAACGGCATGTTTGTAGCGGTCGCAGGCTCCGGAACCGGGAATCGCGTCATGACTTCTCCTGACGGAATTAACTGGACACTTCGCACAACTCCGGCGGATAACGACTGGGTTTCCGTAACCTATGGTAACGGCTTGTTTGTGGCAGTAGCAAACACCGGAACCGGGAACCGTGTCATGACTTCTCCCGACGGAATCAACTGGACGCTTCGTTCAACTCCGGCGGATAACAACTGGTATTCCGTCACTTACGGCAACGGCATGTTTGTAGCGGTCGCAGGTACCGGAGCCGGGAATCGCGTCATGACCTCTCCTGACGGAATTAACTGGACACTTCGCACAACTCCGGCGTATAACAACTGGGTTTCCGTCACCTATGGCAACGGGCTGTTTGTGGCAGTAGCCTACGGCGGAACCGCCGGGAATCGCGTCATGACTTCTCCTGACGGAATTAACTGGACACTTCGCACAAGCGCAGCAGACAATTTCTGGCAATCCGTCACTTACGGCAACGGCATGTTTGTAGCGGTCGCAGGCTCCGGAACCGGGAATCGCGTCATGACTTCTGGCACGCTTGAAGACCCGACGCTGGCTTCGGAATTTGCCGACAGGGTAGTAAGACCGGGTATTAACTGGACGCTTCGCACAAGCGCAGCAGATAACAACTGGCATTCCGTCACTTATGGTAAAGGCTTGTTTGTGGCGGTAGCTTATAGCGGAACCGGGAATCGCGTCATGACTTCTCCTGACGGAATTAACTGGACACTTCGCACAACTCCGGCGGATAACGACTGGGTTTCCGTAACCTATGGTAACGGCTTGTTTGTGGCAGTAGCAAACACCGGAACCGGGAATCGCGTCATGACATCACCGGACGGAATTAACTGGACGATTCGCACAACTCCGGCGAATAACCTCTGGAGTTCCGTAACCTATGGCAACGGCCTGTTTGTGGCCGTAGCTTTTAGCGGGACCGGAAATCGTGTTATGACTTCACCGGACGGAATTAACTGGACGATTCGCACAACTCCGGCGGATAACGACTGGGTTTCCGTAACCTATGGTAACGGCTTGTTTGTGGCAGTAGCAAACACCGGAACCGGGAACCGTGTCATGACTTCTCCCGACGGAATCAACTGGACGCTTCGTTCAACTCCAGCAAATAACAACTGGTATTCCGTCACTTATGGTAACGGGCTGTTTGTAGCGGTCGCAAGTGGCGGAACCGGAAACCGTGTTATGACTTCGCCAGATGGCATTAACTGGACGCTGCGTTCAACTCCGGTACAAAGCTGGTATTCTGTTACTTACGGAAATGGCCTGTTTGTGGCAACGTCTGTTAACGGAATTGGTAATCGAGTCATGACTTCGCCAGATGGTATCAACTGGACGCTGCGTTCAACTCCGGCTGATAATAACTGGACTTCTGTTACTTATGGTAATGGTTTGTTCGTGGCTGTATCTGACACCGGAACAGGCAACCGGGTCATGACTTCTGGAGTAGATTTCTGACCAAACTCCGCCTGACGCGGGGCTTTTCTATTTGGGGGAGGGGTGGTTACCGTGGAGAACATTTTCAAAACACTTGTTGCGATCGGCGGCGCGGCCGCCTCTTATCTTTTCGGGGGGTGGTCGTCGTTGCTGTCGATCCTGCTCACGTTTGTCGTGTTTGACTACATCACGGGCGTGGTGGCGGCCGGGAAAGAAGGGAAACTGTCGTCCGAAGTCGGCCTGTGGGGCATTCCGAAGAAAATCGCCATCTTCGCCATTGTGGCCGTGGCGCACCTGGTGGACACAGCACTTGGTGACGCCCACCTGTTCCGAGATGCGGCGATCTTTTTCTATTTGGCCAACGAGCTTTTGAGCATTACTGAAAACCTCGGCCGGATCGGCGTACCCATCCCGGGGGCGATCCAGCGGGCGGTTGAGGTGTTACGTGGCAAGTCGGAGGCTGACGAAAAATGAACATCATCCAGGACTTCATCCCTGTCGGCCGCCGAAACCGTCCGGGAACCAAACTGACCGGCCCCAAATACATCACGATCCACGACACCGCGAACCCGTCGAAGGGCGCGGACGCGCTGATGCATGCCCGCTACCTGAAAGGCGACGATGCAGCGAACCGCCCGGCAAGCTGGCATTTCACCGTTGACGACCGAAACATTGTCCAGCACCTTCCCTTGGACGAAGTGGCCTGGCACGCCGGGGACGGTTCAAGCGGACCGGGGAATACATCCAGCATCGCCATTGAGATATGCGAAAACGCGGACGGCGACCGCGCAAAGGCCGAGGCGAATGCCGCAGAGCTGGTGGCGCACCTGCTCAAGCAGTTCAATCTGCCGATCGACGCGGTCGTCCAACACAACCGCTGGAGCGGAAAGCACTGCCCCCGTATCATCCGGAATCGGCCTGGCGGGTGGGAGGGGTTCCTGGCGGCTGTGCGAGCACGTCTCGAAATGAAAAAACCGCCTGAAACTGCACCCGCGCCGGTTTCGGGGGCGCCGGCGGATGAGATTTCGGCGTGGGCGCGCGAGGCCCGCGACTGGGCTGTCAACCGCGGCATTACGGATGGCACGCGACCGAAGGATTCCGTGACGCGGGAAGAGCTGTGGACAATGCTGTATCGAGCACTAAAATGAACGAACCCCGCCTGGCCGTGTGGCTGGGCGGGGATTTTATGTTCCTGATGTCAGGCAGTGTTTCTTATGTAACACGAGTAAACATTTTCGCATATTTTTGGATTCGTGTAGAATAATACATTTACGAAGGTGGTGAGGAAAATGTTTCCGTTCAAACCAAGTAAACAGGTTATTTTCTGGACATTGAATACTTGTGATACAAAGATACAATTTCCGGAATGGATGCGCCAAAATAAGCAATCTTTTAATTACCAGTCTGAGTTTCGTGTTGTTCTGGTTCAACATTAATTGGTTGAATTGGTTGAATTGGTTGAATTGGTTGTTGCAGGTGAGTGGGGAATTGTTGCGCTACTGCCTGTTGAAATACTATTTGAACATGAGATATAAAAGCAATTCCATTATGATTCTCAATAATTTTTGTAGCAGGAGTTGCTGTTAAAGTATGAATGCACGCATGATGAACAGACAAGATGGCGTCTTGTAATGCTTTATCATCCTCAATTGCTTTAACTTTTAGACCGATTTCTCTTGCTTTTGCCATTGATATATGCCGTTCATGAGAAAGTGTCAAAGCATGATTGCCTAACTCATAAACGATTCGATCAGCCTTAGTTTCAGCATCCGGGTCGTCTTTAAACATGCAGGTCATTAACCATTGTTTAACCATTTGATTTGACCAAGCTATTGCTTTTTCACACTCTCCTATTATTGTGGGACTATATTTCGCAATAAGAGGTTGCCAAATTGGTATTTTTCTGGGGTCTTCCAATATTTCCTTTACCGCTCTATTAAACTCCTCAATTATTCCGTGAGTTGGGTATCCCTTATATTGTGGGTCAATTGGTCCGAGACTCGAATGTTTACCCATTAATATTTCACTACTTGCACAAGCTATCATTGTTCCAGCCGACATTGCCAATTGCGGAACAATAACCCGAATATTAGTGCCAAAGAGAGAGCGTAAATATTCAACAAGTGATTCTGTAGCCGCAATGCTCCCTCCAGGAGTATGTAAAAATAAATCTAGCCCTAAGCTTTTGTCAAGCCCGTGCATCACAGTCATAAATCCGTTTTTATCATCATCATCAAGTACAAAGCCTGTAAATCCTTTTGTTTGCAAATCCGATTTTTGCAACCATCCTGAGTAGTAAACGATTACATTTCGACCTGTAAGTTCATGTAAGGCTTTAAGATATTTTCTTCTCACAGAATCATGGGCGTTTACATAACTATTTATCTCCTGAAGGATATCATTCCAATTGGGCATTTACTTCATCCCCTTTAGACTAACACCATCAGGCGTTTTAACGATATGGATCGTTTTGAATAATTCGTTGTCAGTATCTTCTAAAGTCGATGCACCAAAAGTAAGCCTAACTCGATCTTCTTTATGTTCTAATCCAAGCATTTTAAATATTTCATGGATGTCAGGTCGCTGAAAGTTTTTATTCATAAAAGGTCACCTCCACCAAAACCATTTTATTCCTATTGTAATCAAACAACTCCTGCAGCATCAATATGTAACTTTACAACAACGCAGAAAAGTGCTTGAATGCCGAACAAACATTCGTGCATAATAAAACCAAACACATGTTCCCATTTGGAGGGTAATACCCATGCGCATTGAAAAGTTCACGGGTCGATATGTCGAAATCATCTACCAGGCCGCAGACGGACGTCTCACCCAACGGACCATCTACGTCCACAGTGTCCGTGGTGGCATCGTCCGAGCGTTCTGCATGACGTCCCGGGCGCCACGAACCTTCCACGCGGATTCGATCCTTGCGATCCAGCCGGTGGTGAGGTCGGCGTGAAGCGTGTTAACAAGCTGACTGAGGGCGGCAATTTATTATGGGAAGCCAGCCGGATGATCTTGCCCGAGCACAAGGAGCGGATTCGCAACCGCCGAGACGAGGCGCGCCGGGGAGGAAAGCGGGAGCGGCCAGAGCTGGATGAGCAGGAATGGGAGCGGATCAACGAGGCGATCGCGCGGTCGCTACATGAGCACGTGTCGGTGCGGCTGAGGATCTACGATCCGTTCGGGGAACGGGCCGTATCAGGAGTAGTGGAGCGGGTGGATCGGGTCCTGGGGAGGATCCGAATAATGGGCAACTGGCATGATATGAGAGAAATCGTCGGGGTGGAGGATGACTAGGCGCTGGATTTTTAATTTTGCCAATCGAAACCGCTTTCTGTTAGACCCGAATCCGTGATCATCAACTGATGAAAATGCGAGAAAAAGCAGGCAAATACACCTCCGAAGGCGAATGACAAAAAAAGATAACATTCACCTGCGGGGTGTCATATGAAAATCAAGTTCGTTCGTT